TGGAAGTGATGATTTAGTAGTAAATAAATCTATTATAATAAGTGAATCTGATACTGGTAGTGGAAGTGATGATGTAGTAGTAGATACATCAGGTGAATTAACTATAAATGAATCAGATACTGCTACTGGTGTAGATGATTTAGTGGTAAATAAATCTATTGTAATAAATGATACTGGTACTGGTGTAGATGGTGAAGTATTAGAAACAATAAATGACCAAATAATCAGTGAATCTGATACTGGTAGTGGTGTAGATGATGAGGTATTAGGAATATCACTTGTTATAACTGATACTGGTGAAGGAACTGAAACAAAAGTATTAGAAAAGATAGATGTTGTTGAAGATATTGGTAGTGGAAGTGAAGCAGAAGTATTAAATAAGGCTGATATTAATGGTGATACTGGTTCTGGTGTTGATGATTTAGTAGTTGCTAAATCAAGTTCAAATATTATTTCTGAATCTGATATTGCAGTTGGTACTGATGGCTGTACATTAGGTGTTGGTTTATCAATTTCAGATGCTGGTAGTGGTGTTGATGACTGTATAATTGTTAAGGAAATAGTAATAACTGAAAATGGTGTTGGTGTTGATGGTGAATTATTAGAAAAAGCATTAAATGAAACTGATACTGCTATTGGTTATGATGAATTATTATCACTAAATTGTAATTTTGTAAGTTCTGATTTTGGTAGTGGTGTAGATGACTTTGGGTTATTATTATTTGATGTTACTGATATTACAATAATAATAAATAATGAAACCATAACTGGCACTATAAATAATGAAACCATAACTGGCACTATAAATAATGAAACCATAACTGGCACTATAAATAATGAAACCATCTGTGGTGATATAAATAATGAAACATTTAGTTTAATTAAAAATTGAGGTGATATATGTCTTGTGAAACTGATAACAGTATAGATGATTTGTTTGTGGGAACAGGTCATGATTTTTCTATTACTATTCTGAAGAATGGTGTGGCTGTAGGTGATATTTCAGAGGATGAAGTAAGATTTATGATCAAGAAAAACAAAGATGATACTGATGCTGAAGCTGCACTTAATGAAGCAGGGGATGTTGCCACAGCAGGTGCTACAAGTATTGTTTGGTTTAGAATAACAGCACCAGATGTTGAACCTGGTGCATATTGGGCAGAAGTTTATTGGATACCTGATGGAAGTGGTGGAAAAGATTATTTAGTCCATCAAGAAAAAATAAACATAAAAGAAAGGTTGGCTGATTAAATGGCAAGAACACTCACAAAAGAAAGACCAGTAAGGGATGTTTTTATTGATGGCATATTAGATGGCATTATAAATAGTGAACCCAATAAAGACTATGATGATGATTGGTGGTTGGAAAAACCAGTCACACCACAAGATTTTGCTACCAGATGGATTCAAGAACCATTTTATCCACTGCAAGAAGAGTTTGTGAATAATATGGCTGGTAAAAAACATGATAAATTTGAAGTAAGATATGATGAAGGTCATGCTTTCTGGGGTAAAGGAAGTGGAAAGGATAGAACCATATCCAAAATGCAGGCATATGTCATTTATAAGATGCTTTGTTTGAAGAATCCACAGAAGTATTTGAGAGAGGTGTATGGATGTAGTATAGGTGATGGAGATGCCATTGATTTGGCAAATATGTCTATAAATGCAAGACAGGCTCAGAATGTTTATTTTAAGAAATTCAAACAATTGATAAGATCAGTTAAAAATCCAAAAACAGGTAAGAATTGGTTTGCTGAAAAAGGTGTTGATCTGAGAGATGGATATGATGTACAAAATGTTGAAGTTAGGTTTCCTCATGCTATCACAGCTCATTCTCTTAATAGTGAAACCAATACTGGTGAAGGTTTGAATATATTTTTAGCAACCATTGATGAATTTGGTAGTTTTGCATTTGAAAATGCTTTTGAATTATTAGATGCAATAAGAGATACAGTGATATCAAGGTTTCCACAAGTTGGTAAGGTTTGTGTGATATCTTATAAGTATTATAATAATGATCCCATGCATGTATTGTATTTAAAAGAAAAAGATAATCCAAGAGTATTTAGCAGTCAACATGCATCATTTGAGGTCAATTTACAGATGACTAAATTGAAATTGGCTGAACAATATAAAAGGAATCCAGAAAAATCACAAATGACTTATGAGTGTAAAGGTGGTGAAAATATAGGTGGTTATATATCCAAAAAATACATGATAAGTAAAATGTTTACACCTGAATATGAAAATCCAATAAAAGGCAATTTAGTCAGTATTGATGGTGCTATATTACCAAATTTACAATTCAAAGATTGGTTCAAAGGTGGTGCTGGACAATTATATGCTGTTCATTTAGATATGGCAACAGGTAGAAAAGTGGATGGCAATGACTGTGCTGGTATGGCTATGGTTCATGTTGATAAAATGTTTCCTATGATGGATGAAAGATTAAAAAAAGATTTACTTGCTGAAGGAATACTTGTTGAATTCATGACTGATGATCCAGAATTAAAGGTGATTAGGAAAGGAATACTTGTTGATTTGGCCTTACAATTAGTGGCTAAAAGAGGCACTGAGTTGCAATTTTCTGATGTTAGAAAATTTATAATGAGACTGAAAAGTCAATTTGGTTTTAATATATTATTTGTTACTTATGATGGGTGGCAGAGCAAAGATAGCATACAAATATTGAATCAGGCTGGCATGAATGCTGATAATTTTTCAGTGGACAAAACAAATGAAGCATATGATACTTGGAAAGAAATGATGTATCAACAACTTATCAAAACATATCCCAACCCAATAGCTGAAAGAGAAGCAAAAGAACTTATATTGAATGATCAAGGAAAAGTTGATCATCCAGTGGAAAGTTGGGACAGATATATTGCTGAAAATAGCAATAAAGGTAGTAAGGATGTGATGGATGCCATTGTTGGAGCAGGAAAAGTTGCATTTGAAAATTTTAATTTGGAAGCAGATGTTTATTTTGGATAAGAAAAAAATATCAGCTATATTGATAAATAAAATATTAGGTAAATTTATAGCACAATTAAAGAAAATTTTGAGTAAGAATAAATATCAGAAAAATGAAAATAAAAAATTACAAGAAAAATTAGATAAAATGTCTAAGGAAAAAATAACAAGGTGGGAAAATGAAAAAACAGGCAAAAAGTAAGGTTGAAAAAGAGTTTTTGATAACACAACCTGATCCAAAAGAAGTAAAAATTCAGCCATTAGAAAATGTAACTGTTGAATATGATGATAGTGTTGATGATGAAACTATTATGAGTGAAATTGAAGATAGCATTGAAGATAGCATTGAAATTGGTGCTAAGGTTGAAGTTGATGAAAGATTTTCTGATAAAAATAAAAAGAAAATTTTATTTGATAAGGAAATGAAGAAGAAAATTGAAAAGGAAAATAAAAAATCTGTTAAACTTGGTAAAAGAAAATTTTTATTCAGCAAATTAAAATCTGCTATTAAAATAACAAGTATATTAAGAACACTAGATTTTATGTTCAATATATTTTCAATAAGTTTTATAATAATTAGTGCTATTATTACACTAAAATATTTAATTATAGGTGACCACTTGATGGTTGCAGCAGGATGTTTGTTGATGTTTATGTCAATTTATTTAAATGAAAAAATTAGCTGAGGAATATTATGATTGGATTTACAAAGCAGTTTTTCACTAAAGAACTTAGTGAAACCAAAAAAAGTGAACTGGATAGTGATGAAATTGAATTTGGCAATTATTCACAAGAAGGTGGTTATGCTGAAAAAATGACAACAAAGGGATTGAGTTTTGAACAAATGCATTTGATGTATAAAAGCAATGTTTGGGTAAGATCCATTGTTGACAAAATAGTTGAAAGAGTGTCTGATGTATCACCAATCATAAAACCATTGAGAAATTATGTTGGCAATGATTTTAGTGAAGATGCTGAGGATATTCCTGATGAAACTAAAAAAAATATGGATATGCTTAATGAAATAGTTATGAAACCAAATAATAATAATGAATCATTAACATCTATTAGAAAAAAAGTAAGTAGAGATTTGTTAAAATATGATGCTGGGGCACTTGAATTAGTTAAAGGTGTTGATTTTGGTAAGAATAAGAAGATGATTGATATTTTTGCCATTCCTGGTAATACAGTAAAACTTAATGTTGATAAAAAAGGTTTGCTATCAGATGGTGGTGATGCTTATATTCAGGTGGATAGAGAGATGAAAGCTGTTGCTAAATGGAGCAAAGATAGTTTAGCATATTTCCAATTGAATCCTCAAGCTGATAAGGTGTATGGATTATCACCATTGGAATCCCTGGTACAAACTGTTACTGCTGAATTATATGCATCAGATTATAACTTGAATTTCTTTTATAATAATGCTACACCAAGATTTGCTGTATTGATGGAAGGACTTGGGTTGGGACAAGGTGCTGCTGCATTACAGAGATTTAGAACTTGGTGGGATTCAGAATTGAAGGGCAATCCTCATAGACCAATTGTAATAGGAACTGAAAGTGGTAAAGTTTCATTCCAGAAAGTTGGTTTGAGTAATGAGGAAATGCAATTTCAAGAATATAGCAAACAGTTGCTTGCTAAAATAATGGCTGTATATAAGATGCAACCAATTATATTAGGTATTGAACTTGGTGGTACTATTGGTGTAGCAAAAGCTAATTCACAAGAACAAGTAAGACAATTCAAAATTGAAGCAGTTAAGCCACACATGACTGCATTTATAGAGAAATTTAATTCACAAATTGTATTTTCTAAATCAGCTTTGGACATGAAAGATGTTTATTTAGACTTTGATTTAGATATTGTTGATAAAAAAGATCAGGCTGAATGGAATAGTATATATTTGAAATCAGGTGTAATAACTATCAATGAAATTAGGGTGGTTGGGTTAGGAATGACACCAGTGCCTTGGGGGAATGTACCTTATTTACAGAATAATGTGGCACCATTTGGTGCTGGTGATAATGGTCAGGCTGTACCTGGTGATCCAAATACTGCAAATCCAAAACCAAAAGATGGTAATGCTCCAAATGTCAACCTTATAAGTAGAGCCATG